TAGTAGTGTATGATGGTGAAGGTGGTTCTCAAAGACGTAGAAAAATTCTACCAGCATACAAGTCAAACAGAAAACCTGGTAAACGTATTACCAGATGGGATGCTTTTAAAGATGCTAAGGAAGAAAAAGAATCAATGAAGGTTCAATTTTCACGTTTACTTGAATACATGGACAGTCTTCCAATTAATGTCATAGCAATAGATCGTATTGAAGCTGACGACACCATAGCTTACATTGCGAACAATTTACTGGAAAAAGAAGTAACAATCATGTCAGCAGACCAAGATTTTCTTCAATTAGTAAATGAACGCATTACAGTATGGAGTCCAATTAAGAAAAAATTCTACACACCCGATTTAGTATTAAAGGATTATGGTGTACCGGCTCACAATTTCTTAATGTATAAAGTTCTTATGGGGGATAAGTCAGATAATATTTTAGGAATTAAAGGATTAGGTCCTAAAAAATTACCCAAAATAGTTCCTGACATAGTAACTCAAAGGGTCTTGGATTTAGATTCCATCGTTCAAGAAGCCTTAGAAGGGGAAGAACCTATGCATAATAGAATTGTGGAGTCGGAGCATCAATTAGAAATCAACGAAAAGTTAATGGATTTAAAAAATCCACCCATTTCAGGAGAATTAAAAAGACAAATTCGTCATCTAATAGAACAGCCGATAAATTTGCTCTCCCGAAATGATTTTACTACAATGTACCATGATGATTGTATGGGAAATGCTTTGCAAATTCCAGACGCATGGTTAACACAACATTTTGTAAAATTAAACAGTTACGCTGAATCAACACATGAATAAACTTACACAATATGGACATCCGTTTCAAACTAAAGCTTTAGCAGCATTAGTAACAGACAGAGATTTCCTTCAACAGTCAGCAGACATTGTGTCTCCTGAATATTTTGATTCTGACGCAAGCAAGTGGATTGTCCGTAAAACACTAACTTACTTTAGTGAATACAGAACAACACCCACAATGGAGGTTTTTAAAGTTGAAACAGAAAAAATCGAAAATGAGGTTCAAGCAGTTGCTGTAAAAGAACAATTAAAAGAAACATACAAGTCATCACAAGTAAAAGATCTTGCATACATTAAAGACACTTTTCTTGACTTTTGTAAAAACCAAACACTCAAGAACGCACTAATTAGATCTGTAGATCTGTTAGAATTAGGTGATTATGATGACATTCGAAATTTAATTGACAAAGCACTCAAAGCAGGTGTTGAACGTGATTTAGGACACGAATACATTGCTGAATTAGAAGATCGATACAAAGAAGAAAGTCGCTATACAATTGAAACACCTTGGCCTGTAATTAATCAACTATTATTAGGTGGTTTGGGAAGAGGCGATTTAGGAATGATCGCAGGTGGTCCAGGTGGTGGTAAATCATGGGCTTTAGTTGCTTTAGGAGCACAAGCAGTCAAATTAGGCTACACAGTAATCCATTACACACTAGAATTAAGTGAAAAGTACGTTGGTAGAAGATACGATGCTAATTTTACAGAAATACCTGTAGGTGACTTACCTGACAATAAAGACATAGTAGAAGAAAGATTATTAGGTTTAAGAGGAGGTCTTTACATTAGAGAATATCCAGCAGGACAAGCAACCGTAAATACAATTCACGCACACTTAGAAAATTGTATTCAACAAGGCATTAATCCTGACTTAGTAATTGTAGATTACGCTGACCTTCTTACATCCAAATCAAGTAAAGAAAAAAGAGACAAACTCGATGACATTTACACAGGATTAAGAGGTTTAGCAACCCAAATGAAATTACCAATTTGGACAGCGTCCCAGGTTAATAGATCGGGTGCGAGAGAAGACATTATCCAAGGTGACAGAATGGCTGAAAGTTATACTAAAATGATGATTACAGACTTTGCAATGTCTTTGTCAAGAAACCATGAAGACAAAGAAAATGGAACAGGCCGCTGGCACATAATGAAAAATAGATATGGCGCTGATGGTATGACTTTCAATTCTACAATGAATGCTGCGATTGGTAAAATAGAAGTTACAAATCGAAGACAAGGAAATTCTGAACAAGATAATTCTCCCTCTACACCCGGAGGTTTTTCACAAAGAGACAGAAGAAATTTGCAAAGTGCTAACAATGCTTTTCAATTTTAATTTGTTTTTTGGTATGTATATTCACAACAAAACCAGTAAAAAGAAGGCTCAAAAGGCCTTCATTTTTATTTGGTAGACAAATTTAGGTTTCTTAGAAATTAACATATTTATTAAATTTTAAAAAAAATATAATGGCAAAGAAAGATCTGCTTACCGAGCGTATCGTTTACAAACCCTTTGAATATCCAGAGGCTTATGATTATTGGTTAAAACAACAACAAGCACACTGGATTCACACAGAGGTGCCTATGATGTCAGACGTTAATGATTGGAAACAAAACCTAACAGAAACAGAAAAAAACATCATTGGTTCTATTTTAAAAGGTTTTGCCCAAACTGAAACAGTAGTAAATGACTATTGGACAGGATTAGTTACAAAATGGTTTCGTAAACCCGAAATTATTGCAATGGCAACTACATTTGGTGCTATGGAAACGATTCATGCTGAAGCATATTCTTTATTAAATGAAGAATTAGGTCTTGATGACTTTAGTGAATTTATGGAAGATGAAGCTACAATGGCCAAAATCGAAACACTAATGGATGTAAGAGACAGCTTTAACGGAGAAATTGATTGGCACGAGAGAGCTAAGTCGCTCGCTATATTTAGCGCATTCACCGAGGGAGTTAATTTATTCAGTTCTTTTGCCGTTTTACTGTCATTTAAAATGCGTAATAAACTAAAAGGAGTGGGACAAATTGTAGAATGGTCAATTCGAGATGAATCGATGCATTCTGACGCAGGTTGTTGGCTGTTCAGAACTCTTTTATTAGAGCATCCAGAATTAAATACTCCAGAATTAGAAGCATCAATAAATGAAGCTGCTCTTTTGTCTTTAAAATTAGAAGTTGATTTTATAGAAAAAGTTTACGAATTAGGAGACTTAGAAGGGTGTAATAAAGAGGATTTAATTCATTTTATTAAAAACAGAGTAAACACAAAATTAGGTGATTTAGGTTATACACCTATAATAGACAACGTTGATGTAGCAGCTGTGGGAAGAATGAAATGGTTTGACCATTTGTCTGCAGGTAAACAACACACAGATTTCTTTGCAAGTAGAGTAACCAACTACAGTAAAGGAACAATGGAATGGGACGCAGCATCAATATTTTAAAGAAATACAATGGATAACAACAGTTTAGTAGCAGATTACTCCCAATGGGAGAGAGGAAAAGATTTCCCAGATTTTATGGATGAAGTAGCATTGTCTACAATTTCAAAAGGTTATTTACTCCCAGGAGAAACACCGAAAAAGGCATACAAACGTGTAGCACACGCAGTTGCATCAAGATTAAATCGTCCAGATTTAGAATCTAAATTTTTCAAATACATTTGGAATGGTTGGATTGGTTTAGCTTCCCCAGTATTGTCAAATACGGGAACAGACAGAGGTCTTCCTATTTCATGTTTTGGAGTTGACACACCAGATTCAGTTAGAGGAATTGGTTTAACAAATGCTGAATTAATGAAATTAACAGCCGCAGGAGGTGGTGTTGGTGTTTCAGTTTCTAGAATTAGACCAAGAGGAGAAGAAATCACAGGAAATGGTAAGTCTGAAGGTGTAGTGCCTTGGTGTAAAATTTATGATTCTTCTATTATTGCTACTAATCAAGGTAATGTTCGCAGAGGAGCAGCGTCTGTTAACTTAAATGTTAATCATAAAGACATTCAAGAATTTCTTCAAATTCGAAGACCAAAAGGCGATCCAAACCGTCAATGTTTAAATTTACATCAATGTGTAGTTGTAGACGATGCATTTATGAGAAAATTAAATGACAGAGATCAAGACGCAATGGCAATTTGGTTAGAAATTCTAAAATCAAGAATGGAAACAGGAGAACCATACATCATGTTTGAAGACAATGTAAACAAAGACAACCCTCTTGCTTACATGATGAATAACCTCAACGTTTCAATGACCAACATTTGTACAGAAATAACATTACACACAGACGAAGAACATTCGTTTATATGTTGTTTGTCTTCATTAAATTTGGCCAAATACGACGAGTGGAAAGACACAGACGTAGTTGAAATTTCGACTTACTTTTTGGATGGTGTAATGCAAGAATTCATTGACAAAACCAACGGAAAAGAAGCAATGAGACGCACTCACAACCACGCTAAAAAAGGTCGTGCATTAGGTTTGGGTGTAATGGGATGGCACACATTCTTACAAAAGAAAAATTTACCATTCAATTCAATTGCATCAACAGCTTGGACTCACACAATAATGTCTAAAATCAAAACAGAAGCCGAAGCAGCATCAAGAAAATTAGCTTCTGAATATGGAGAACCATCATGGTGTAGGGGAACAGGCATGAGAAACACTCATGTAATGGCAATTGCACCTACAGTTTCAAATTCTAGGATTTCGGGTTGTTCAGCAGGTATTGAACCCCAACCAGCAAATGTTTACACATTTAATGGAGCTAAAGGAACATTCATTGTTAAAAACCCAGAACTTGAAAAACTATTAGAAGAAAAAGGTTACAACACAGAAAAAGTTTGGGATCAAATTTTAGTAGATGGGGGTTCAGTTCAACAATTGTCAAATGATATTTTACCTGAAGAAGACAAGGAAGTATTTTTAACATTTGCAGAAACAAACCAACTAGCATTAGTTCAACAAGCAGCAGTTAGACAAAAATACATTGATCAAACACAATCACTCAACTTAGCATTCG